AGCATCAATGCTAACTTGTCCGGCAGGATTATCAATTTTTAAGTAATTAGTATCGTCTCCAAAGAAAGCGTAAGCAGCATTAGTAGCTTGATGTATGTCTTGCGGATTTGTATTATATATTACAAACTCTCTAGAACCAGAATCAAACTTATCAGGTTTTAAAAATAAACTTCCTGTACCTTCTATATTTGTTACTGTTAATGTATCTTCAATAGTTACATTACCTTCCACATTTAATTTACCACCCCATCCATTATATCCTACATTAACATCACCTTCACCACCATCGGAGTTTAAATAAACCGTTCCACCATTTAATGCTGAAATATATATACTACCGGACTGATTATTAGATGAAATAAAGCTACTACTTACAAACGTTACGTTTCCTTGAATTGCTTGATTACCTATAAATGTATTTGATCCAGTAGTTGCAAAGCCAAGATCTACTATTTGAGCTGATCCTGATATTAAGGTTGGTTTACCAGTTACGTTACCATAAGGAACAGTTCCTGCTACAGCACCGATTACTCTACTTCCAGATAAATTACCTATTGTAGAGCCAATAACGATCTGAGCTGATCCTGATACCAATGTAGGCTTGCCTGTTATATTAGTATAAGCTACTGAGTCTGCAACACCTGCTGTATCTGCGTAAGAAGAAGAAACTTCTTTAATGATCTCGTGAGATGCAGAAACGGCGTAAGCAGCATAAGATGCTGATATTGCAAAGGTAGCATTTACTGCGTTAGTAGCATTAGTAGCATTACTAGCAATAACGTTAAGATTAGTAATAACCGATCCTGTACCGTTTGTAAGTACTGAGCCGGATATTTGTGCAAGCTTTTGATAGGTATTTTTTACCTGCGTACCTGTAAGATTAAATCCCATAGTATATTATCGTGTTTTATATTCGTTTTGAGGAAATTGAGGGAATCTACTATCATAAGTTTGTATCCCTCTTCTTCTTAATTCCTGATAGAATGTTGATCTTGCGAAACCAAATGGATTTCTATATTTTGTATTATAGTCAGGCCATTGATCGTATAGTTTATTTGAACTGTTTAATTCAGGGAATAAAGCTTGTTCTTCTATAATATAGTTAGTTAATCTATCGTTATAGTAATTCATTTTATTTTCTACCGATTGTTTCTTTACATTGTATAAAGAACGATCAGCAGCAATAGAATTCTCACCACCATTAGGTACTAACAAACCATTGTTTCTAGCACGTAAGAAGATAGAGTCTAATGAATACCAATATGCTGCATAAAGTAAGAAATCTTGGATATATGCATCTAGTATATACTTATAGTCTGAATACTGTGCCTGAGTGATATCTCCTGTCTCTACCAGGTTTAAAATCTTATTATATAACAAAGTACCAATACACTGCTGAAGAGGTATGTCTTGTGCCTCTCTGATAGCATTCTTAATGAGCATAGTATCGACATTATTGTCCATATCTGTAAACTCTCTAAGCTTTGCTTCTGATATTAAAAATACATCTGTCATATTATCCTAAATTTTCTGGTTGTTGTAAATTTGCATCTTCTGCATCAGTAGTTTCTGCTGAAGTAATTACTTCTTCTTCTTCCTTGCCGTCAGCAAATAGTTTCTTTTGAATTACACCTAGTACTATATCTGGATAGTTTACTTGCATTATCGCTTCAAGACTTCTTAATAGGTCTTGCTGGAAAGGAACAATTACTGTGTTTTGTAATAGTAAATAGGCATCTAGCACTTCCTGTCTACCACCTAATTGACCTTCTGTTTTAATACCTAAGATCATTGGTGAAGTAATACGGTGTGCTGTTAATATTTTTTGTGTTGTCATGTCGTTGACGTTCTCGTAATAAGCGTCAGCTCCATTTTGAGCAATCGGAGTAATGATTGGTGCATTTTCAGGTGCGTCTACATCCATATAGATAAGACTACCAGCATTACTGGATCCTCCGTAGTTACCTTGTAACTGAGCACGTACAGCTTGAATCTGATCTTCCGATCCATTCATAAAGGTTGTAATTGCTAGCGACGGTGCTAAACCGTTCTTAATATTGTTAACGTGGAAGTTATCAATCTCTGTATCTAATTCGATTACCTTTAATGCAGCACAATAATCCGGAAGAGGATAGTAATCCTGTCCTGGACGATAGCTACGCATTACGTATATCTGATTAGGTTCGTCGTATTTTCTTTTTTCGTTAAATACAGGTAAGTAAGGAATATCCTGTCTCATTCCTGTTGTAACGTATCTACTATTTTTATCCCATTCTGAACTTATAAAATAACCTGGTACATGACCTCTAAAGTCTTTTACCTCTGTTCTTAAATAAGAGAAGTCAATGTGAAATACTTCAGCAATTTTAGTTCTATCGTTAGACCAAATTACTTCGAAAGCAAATGATCCGTATAATTTAAAGTCAAGAGCTAATTTAGCATATAAGTCGTTCCACGTTTCTCCGTGTGAATTTGCACGGTCTAGATAAGTCTCTACATTAGCTGTTAAACCTTGACCTACTATCCCTTCGGTAATAGCATTTACTGCTGCTGCATGAATACTTGATCTGTTGTATAAGTCGATAAGGTGTTGAGGAAATAAGTTATCGTTTCCAAACTTTATAAATTTCTTCTCTCCTTTAGTTTCTAGAAAATCAAAAGATCTACCCTGTTGAGGTAGTACTGTTTGAAAATTAAACTTTTTAGAATTTTGTGATTCCATATTATTGGTTATATGTTATGTATGTTCCAGTTTGATTGGTACCAGTATACATAGTTATCGGTACCCCATTAACGCCCTGAACCCATGCTCTATCTGTAGAAATTAATCTCTCACTTACAAGGAAAGTATCCTCCCAGTCATTAGCTATAAGCTGCCATTGATTCTCAATCGTATTCCATACTCCATCTATACCCTCGTAACTATACATCATGTATAGACCTTGGGGGTGAGGTAGACTTCCTGAAGGAATATTAAAAATGAGTCTAGGGTTAAATTCGCTAGGCTGATTAGTAAGAGTAGGGAATATTACTGTTGTTGAGTTATCCAGATCCTGTACTAATACTACTTTAAGTGAACCAGAGGGATTAGTAACGTATATCGGATCAATGTCCGGGTATACTGTATGAGTTCCAACTGGAACATGATTATAGAAGTTAACCATATCGTCCTTTATCTTAAATATAAGAAAAAAGGGGCAGGGTTCCTACTAAGATCCCGTACCCCCTTCCTCAAGTTTTATTCTTAACTAGATACTGTAATACCAGACAATGCTGATGATAAAGATCCGTTAGTTGAAATTTCAGTGAATGGTAATGGTTCTTGACCGTTGAAAGTCAATGCATATTGGTTAGCGTCACCGAACGCTGTACCAGTTCCGCCTGTACCGGCAGACAATGTTAGTCCTCTGTAACGACCCGCTAAGAAGAATTCTCCTACGTGATCGCTAGTTCCGTTATTCGTTTTCACGATAATAGTTAAGCTTGGATTTTGAGCCAATACTTTAACTTGGTTACGGATAGAAGATTGTAACTTATGGAAAGCTACGTTAATTGTCTGGTCGTAAAATACAGTTCCATTCTCATTTGAAGGTGTAGGTACTTCTGTAAAGTCTCCCACGTTACGTGGTAATTCGAATCTATAGAATTTACCAGACCCTGTGATAGCGGTAGCTAAACCTTCAGTTGGTTCCGTGATTGAAGTGATAGATCCAGATAAGATATAGATCTCATCGATACCACCAGCATTATCGCGGCATCCTAAGGTAAAGCCAGATGTTATATTACAAGCCATAGTGTTTGTTTATTTAATTAGTTATTTTAAAATGAGAGCTACTCCTTTCTACAGTTTCGCTCTCAATTAATTAGTTACGTGCGTTAGAAACGATGTACTCTGGATAAGCTACCTGAACACCCAACTTAGTTGAGATTCTGTGCTTCAATTGATCAGTGTTGATATCGTACCACATTTGGAACTCAGAGAAGTCAGATAACAAGTCTGTACCAGCAACGATGTATTTAGCAGGAGCTAAGATAATACGATCTGAACCAGTTAAACCTGAAGTACCTACTACGCGTACGTTTTGGAATGGATACATCATATCAAGTACACCACCACGGTTAGTGATAGAGTTTGGATCGAAGTAGAAAGAGTTAGCTGCACGTAAAGCACTTACATACTTACGGAAGTTAGCTACACTCATGAATACTGTTAAGTCATCACGATCTGCAACGTCTGCATCTAAGTTTTCGATTAAAGTATCGATAGTTGTTAATGCGTTACCAGAAGTAAATGCTGAACCAGTTACAGCAGCAGGAATTACAACACCGATAGTGTTAGCTGGAGCTGAACCTGAAGTTAAAGCACGAAGACCGTTATTAACGTTCCATAAGTAAGCGTCGTTGCTCTTTTGGAATTGGTTAACTAATAAATCGCCATAAGCAGCTGCCATAGCGAATGTTTCTGAGTAAGATCCTGGCTCTAATGCAGAGATACCTAGGTATTTCTTGTCCATATCTTTTAAACAGATGCCATCGAAAGATGTACGAGGTGTAACAGTAATGTTACGTTGTGTGAATTCTAATGAACCAGAAGGGTTGCTTACGCAAGTGCCACTCTGAATTACTAAATCTACGTCCATTAAGTTAAT